GCCTCTTTTAGCTACGCCCATGGATTTAACTTTTCCACCATGCTTAGCACCTATTCTTCCGCCTTTAGCAGCAAGCGAAGGTGGACCTTCAATACCACCTAAATCCCATTTTCTTTTTTTAGGTGTATAGTTATAGTCATCAACTCTAGGCGCTCTTTGACCTATACCAATGTCGCCTTCTGTAAGTTTATCTGCTCTACGTTTCAGTCCTCCTCCTAATTTAGAAGCACCATAAGCTGCTGCAGCAAGTGCTGCCATTTTTGCTATTTTCTTTAATTTTTTACTGGCCATAATTTTCTCCTAATTTGATTATTAATATAACTTATTATTAAAAGCAAGTCTATTTCTTCTTACCACCGTTCCTGAAGATTTGTGTTCCCTTAATGCCAAAAATGCTGGCTACCACAGTAATCCACAAAGTTTGAAACCATATCGGCAGCGCTCCAAAATGATGAAAAAAGAGGTCAATCTTGTCCATCATTGTCGGGTCGTCGCTGAAAATTCCCCAAGCAAGGACAACTATGGGCGCCGAAATAATGATGAGGACGATTTCGTCCTTTAGATCATTCTGTCGGGCTTCTAAAAGTTTTCCCTGGTAAGACTCCTCGCCTCGCGCCATGCGCTCGGCGTGCATTAATGCTGCATCCGACATAGCGGCTTTTGTCTTCTGTTTATTTTGATATATATGGCTCCCTGTTTTCAGAGCCAGTCTTGCTAGACTAAACCACATACTAGAACCAAGTTGTTGTTTGTTTTCTAGCTTTGCCTGTTCCTTTAACAGTTACCTTATCACCCGTAGCAATTCTTGCGCTAGATCCTCTAATACTGGCTTTAGCTCGCGGATCCCTTTCCAAATTTTGAGAAGGAATGGATACGCTTTTAGTTTTTCCTAAGGGTGCTTGTTTTTCATGCATAATTTTCTCCTTAATTGTTATAGACTACCTTTTCGGACCTTTCAAGGTATTTACATCCTTAGCCTTCATCCGATCTGATGTCAATTTAGTTTCAGCGGACATTACCGATTTGGTAATAGCCGTATCAGCTCTAAGTTGAGCTAAATCTTCATTTTGTTCTAACTTGTCTTCGGTCAAATCTTTATTCTGAACTAATTTAGCTTTATCCAAATTAATTCTTGCTTCAGTTTCAGTTTCTTTACGTTGATTCTCCATTGCTTTTAGATCCACTTCTCTTGATTTAATTTTTAATAATGGATCATGATCAAACTGGGAAGTAATTTTCTTTTCTTCCCGCATGAACTCTTCAACCATTTCAGCTATTAAAATAGCTTTCCTTGCTTCAATTTTTTGTGAAATTTGTTGAAATTGTTGTTGAACTTGTGGATTCTGTACGGCTTGTTTTTGCAGTTGTGGCAGCATTTGCATCTCTTCTCTAAATTCAAGTTGAATTTGTTCTTGCGCCATCAGCGAAATGTGTTCCAGACAGTTTTTTTGCAATGCACCCATCACTGGTGGATTATTCCTAACCATATTCGTTGCCATAAAGTTTAAATGCGCCGTAATATGGGCTCTATGGTCTTGACCAGGAAACGCTTGAAACGGTTTCATGCCCATTGCATCAATATTTTCTAATGCTGGGTCTTTTGGTAATGGAGGCGGCGGAGGAGGTAACACTTGATCGATGTCTTTTACTCCAAGTGCTTCGTACATCTTTCGATACGCCATATATAAATTATGCATTTGTGGATTTGACATTGCTAATTGTAATTCGGTCTGTGCTAGCGTCACCCGCTGTGTCATGGAAAAAATATTTGGATCAGCTACAGGTAAAATATCAACTCTGTCATCAAAATCGGTTAATTTTACTACTCGAGAAGCTCCAACTACATCATAAGGATATTCAGGCGGTAAATACTGTGCAAAAATTTTAGAAAGTAATTTAAATTCTTGTTTTAAAGCCGCATAAAGTCTTTTATGAATAGCTGACATCACTCTGGAGCCTCTCTCTAAGAGAGCCACCGTCGTTCCGACAGCTGCGTTTTGATTACCATCACCCACCTGCATATCGGCAATAGAAGCAAAACGTTGCCCTGCTTGGACAACGATACCCATCAATTGTAATAAGGTTTGAGAAGGTTCTTTATAAGGTAAAAAGACAAAAGCATCTTTTAAGTTTCCACCCGGTGTATCTACATCTTTAAATTCACCTGGTTGAATTGGATTCGCATCATCTTTAACTCTTACGCCTCGCTGTTTAAATCCAGCAGGGAGATTAGATAGTGTACCCGCATCTAATAATTGGCGGAGAGCAGATGTTGCAGTTCTGCTCAAGCCGCCAATCATGTGAATGAGTCCAAAGCCGTAAAATCCTAGTCCTGGCAGAAACTTGAAGTGGACAAAATATTGGATTTTATTCTTCAATGGATCATTGGGCGCAAAGTTCTTTCTTATAGAAAGAACTTTTTGACTACCTTCCTCGATTGTTACAACGTAAGGTAATTTTATTCCTGTTGGTTCTCCATCTTGACCAGCGTCTTCGAATCCTTCTAAATCTAAATTAACATGGCACTCTAATATTGTGTAAAGAGGTTCCACACGAGCGGATCGGGTGACCCCTTCCAGTTTACGTTCTTTTTCTTTTAATTGATCGGTTGTATCATGAGCTGGCTTCATTAATTCAACATCTCGATAAAAGCCGGCGACCTGTTTTTTACGCAGATCGTTCTCCGACATTTTAACGACGTGAACCACCGCTTCTGCATCGTCTAATGAGGTAGCCGTATACGGAACAACGAGGTCATCGGCTTGAACAAACTTTGAAACAGCTCGTCCAAGTAATTCATCATAATAAACTTTTTTAAAGGTAGATCCTGCTAAAGGTAAATAAAATAGCATGGAGTCAAATTCGGGTTCATACTCTTTCATTTTATCGAGCAGTTGATAATTCATAAATTCTTTAACCCGTTCCGCTTGTTGCTGTTTCTGCGGATTAGAAGCTCCAATAATTTGAGTTCGTACCGGTCCATCGGCAGGTAATAATTCTTTATAAGCTAGCGCTTGAAATTGAGTCACAGCTTCGGCGAGTACAGGGTGGGTTGCTCCAGACGCACCTTGGAAAGGTTGCGTACGGTCAGTATATTTAAAACCTAAAAGATCAAGCCCGGTAATATAAGAACGTTCCCATTCTCGTCTGGAATATTTATAATCTTTATAGTCTCCATTTAATTTTAATCCAATAGGCTCTAAAATATCGTCAGGAAGTAAATCAGCTAAATTATCAAAATGACTTTCTGTACCAGGTATCTGAGGTCGTGCGTTTGCATCGAAATTAATTGTTGCCCCGCCATCTTCTTCCGGGGTCACTTCTATTGGACCTTGTTTTTGAATCTCCTCTACATTAACATCCGTCATTTTTCCTGCGCCAGGAATTGGAAATTTTGTATTCGGGAGTCCTTTATCTATTCGATTGTCTGCCATTTAAACTCTCCGGTTTCTTTGTATCTTGTTTATCTAATTTTCGCAAGCCTTCGGGATTGGGACCCTTCAAAGGTGGGATTGCTTTCCATTTCACGTGCTTCATATTTTTGACTAGAGTTGGGTTTTTCATTTTTTTAATAAACCAGCAATACCACCCTCAGCAAACAGAGCAAGATTAGTATCAGAGCTTAAATGTTGTCCTAATTCCCTTGGATTACGGGGGTATTGTTTTTTATAAAATTGATTTTGTTGTTGAGGTAAATTTTTTTTCCAATTCGGTCCTAGAGTAAAATCAATAAATTTTTCTCTAGGCTTATCCATAAGAGTTCTCCCTACCTTTTGCCATCTTTTTTGTCTTTCCCCAACACGTTGTTTATCAAATTTTTGGATTTGTCCTTCTATTGCTGTAATACCTTTTTCTGGGTCTGCTTTACGTCCTTCTGCGGCAAGTAAAGCATCCAGAGCTCTACCATATAATTCATTACCAACAGGACGTCCGTCGAAATCAATTTCCCCGCTCAGAAATTGTTGGGATAGCTCAGTATATTCTTTAGCAAGTTGATTTATTTTTTCTTGAATAACAGTGCTACGTTGTAAACTTTCAATACTTGGATACTCCGTCGTTTGATCTTGCATCAAATCATTAAACTCTTTGTGAAGCTCGTCACGCTTAACATCAATTTGTTTCATCTTCCAAACATCCGCGCCCCTTTGCCCTGCATTCTCTTTAATTTCCTCATATTCGGACTGAGCCCATCCTCCTAACCATTTAGGTACATTAAGACCATACAATGCCTCACTTGCACTTCGTTTCCATGTCTTGCCTCGAGCATAAGGACCTAAAGCCAATATAGGCGCAATAGCTGCTTCTCCTGCAAGCAACCATCCTGTTCCTTTAAGAAGGGGTTTTATTTTGGTTAAAATATTTGCTATTTTCGTTCCAGTTTTAGCAGCTACTTTAGCTTCTGCTGCCGTTTGTACCTGACTTCTAAAAGTTGCTATTTCTTCTTTACTTAAATCTAGGATTTTTTTATCAGTATTAGTAATAGACCATTTTTTATAATCGCCGCCAATTGTTTCTTTAATAAGTACACTCTTATATTTTCCTTGAGCATCTGCAACAGAACCTGCTTTTCTCCAGTTTAATAATCCGTCATGTTTTGGATATTTTTTATAATGATTGTTAATAATGGATTCAGCTTCTGTATCAAGCTTAGCTAAAGCTGTATCAAATTCAGTGAGACTAATTTTTTTACTCGACACATCCTTTATTAATTGAGCTCGGTTTTCTGCTAAATATACTAATTTTTTATTAGGACCAGACAATTGACTATTAGTTTTCTTATCAATAATTGCAAAATCTTGAGTTCCATGAGCAAACTCATCTCCTATGGGAAATAAATGGTGAGCAGGGAAAGCCTCGAGTCCAGTAATTCTTTTACCTGCTTGAGATATGAGTAATTTTGCGTATCTTCTTAACTGATCTACATTTCTTTCACCTGGAGGAAGTTTCTTGAATTTAAGTCCTAATTTGTTTTTAAAACGGCTAATTAAATCATGAACACCTTTTTCTGAATAAGTTCCTTTAAAATATTTTTCAAAAAGTTGTGCGTTTGTTTTATAACCAGCTTGTACTGCTTTAGTGCTAGTTCTAGGGTTCTGATATCTTAATATCATATCATCAAGAAATTCTTGCTGTAATTTAGGATCAACAAAAACAAATTGATGGTTTACCATTGCAACTTTCTTGTTATTTTTGACTAAATTCTTTCTGATGTCCGCTATATCTGTTTCGGTTAAAATTCTACTTTCAGCCACTCGAGTTCTTTTTGTCCACCCTGCTTTTCTAGCTTCGGATTCAACTAAACCTTTTCCATACTTAGTTAAGTGCTCATCAATCTTACGTCTTTTAGTTCTCTCGTTTAAAATAGCATCTAGCTCTTCGTCAGGTAGGAATTTATATTTATCCGTCTTCGGATCATACACACCATATATCTTCTTAGCTGCTTTTTCTACTCTTTCAGCTGTCCACTTCTCGTTTAAATTTTTAACAGCATCTCCCTTACGAACAAGATTGGCCTTCTTTAGCACGAGCTGTCCATCACCGAACGCAGATCGAAGATAAGGATTTTTGATAATCGGTTCGGGACTTTCTTCCAAAGCCCATCTAACCATTTCTTGATCAGTTTTCATTATTCTCCTAGCATGTAAGCTAGACCGCCTGAAGCATAATCAATTCCTTCTTCAGCAGCTGCCTCTGCTCTTCCTTCATCCCACGCATCGCTCTGTGCTTTTTTACCTACTATTTTTTTATCTATATTTTTACCTACAGCATATTTTTCTATTTCAGTGAAATCAGAGGCATGATCACCATATTTTTCAATCGCTGATTCTTCAAATTTTACATTCTCTGGATGTCCTCCAGTAAACTCGGCTTCTTCAACCGAGAATTCGTCTTTTGTTTTAATTCCTTTTTTAGTTTTAGTCGGTTCAATCCATTCTCCTTTTTGTCAAATCTAATGCGCCAGGAATGCCAGCGTGGTTTCCCTCATTAGTTAGAAGAGTTATTAAAGAAGGGGAAGACGTTAGCAAAGGAGCAGCCACGCTTGAACGTCAAACCGTTCACTCGGTTAAACTTCCTGAATCAGGCACGGAGCTTACAGTAACTAGAAATTTGGTGAATGACGATATCGTCGTGGATGTAGGATTCGGTAAACATGGA